GACATCGACATTGATGACATCGACCTAGGCGACCTAGGCTTCAACCTCAACTAATACAATGGAAAATTTAATCAGGAAAATCGTCATCGGTCCCAATCCGAAGGATGCGATGGCGTACTACGTCGGCATGAAAGCTGGCGCAGGAAAGGTTGTTCTTATCGAGGAGGATGACCGCGCTATGTTCAAGTACAACATTCGTAGGTACAACATCTACACTCAGGACAGTGAATCGTCCTACCTGTGGAAGACTGTGGAGAACACCCCGGTCATTGTTGAATACGATTGCAACTTTGAATGAAGGCGCTGTATCACTTCGTGGTGAAGCTTGAGAAGACTCATCACGACACCATCGAGCTGGAGAACGGCACGTCGCTCTACGTCGACCCTAAGTGGAAGGAGTTCGAGCGACGCGTCATGTACGGTGAGGTGACGTCAACCCCAGTCAAGTACGACGTGGATGTCAAGCCGGGAGACACCCTGTTTTTCCACCACCACGTAGTCATGTCTGATGCCTTGAAGATTCAGGTTGACGACGAGGACAGGTTCATTGTGGGGTACGACCCAGACAACACCCTTGGCTGCCATGCGATTGCTTACCGCAGCAAGGATACTGGTGAGCTCCACATGCTTGCGGACTGGGTATTCCTTCAGCCACTCGAAGAAGAGGAACCAGAGGAGAGCGAGATTATCGTGGTTGACCTCAAGCCCAAGACGCACCTCAAGGCGAAAGTGTTCTGCTGCCCCAAGGATATGATTACTCAGGGCGTAAAAGCAGGAGACATCGTTGGGTTCAAAAAGAACCGAGACTACGAGATGCGATTGGAAGATAACACCACCGTGTTTCGCATGCGCTCAGAAGAGATGATGTATGTCGAGGAAGCCTAAGTTCGAGACCATCGAGGCCTCTCGCAGGCTGATGGATAGCATGGCTATCGCAATCAACAATATGATTGAGGAGGTCAAGCGACCCGTCGACCCAGAGGCTGGTGGTGCTGCACGCAAGGCTGAGCTTCAGTCCATCAAGCAGACCGCTACCGATTGCAAAGAACTGCTAATCGAAAGGCAGCGTCTGGAGCAGATGGTCAAGGACCTAAGCGAAAACGGAGCTATCGACGAAGCAAAGGATTACTCAGGCGGGTTTGCAGAAAGATTCAGTAAGTGACGGGGCTGGTAGACATAGAGAAGCACGACCAACCAGTCGTATCCATCTGCCCGCGCGGCACACTCGGGGAAGTCATTGACATCTCCGGGCTTCCTATCTGTCTGCCAAAGAAACCACCGAAGAAAGAGATTGCAGGCCACGACCTGCCGAACCACTTGCAGTGCTGGAACAGGAGCGAGATGCCATCTGAGCTTGCTCGCATCAAATCCATGGACGAGTGGTATGAAATGCCCAAGGAGTTTCGCCAGAGGTTCTCTCCCTTCATCGAGGAGGAGTTCCGTAGAAGGCGCGAGGGCTACTGGTTCTACAACAACGGAGAACCTACATACATCACTGGGCGTCACTACATGATGCTTCAGTGGAGCAAGATAGATATTGGCTATCCTAGTTTCCTAGACTTCCAACGGAAGCTCTTCATCCATCAGGCCGCGTGTGAGGCTGACCCCAGATGCCTTGGTCAACTGTATACCAAGTGTCGTCGCTCAGGGTACACGAACATGTCCGCCTGCGTTCTAGTTGATGAAGCCACACAGGTCAAGGACAAACTTTTGGGTATCCAGTCGAAGACGGGTAAGGACGCGCAGGAGAACGTCTTCATGAAGAAGGTCGTAGCTATCTTCAAGTCCTACCCGTTCTTCTTTAAGCCCATCCAAGACGGTACTACCAACCCGAGAATGGAGTTGGCGTTTAGAGAACCGTCTAAAAGGATTACCAAAAACAACAAGACCTCTGTCAAGGGCGACGCCCTGAACACAATCATTAACTGGAAAAACACCACGAACAATGCGTACGATGGTGAGAAGTTGCATATCTTGTATCTCGATGAGGCAGGCAAGTGGGAGAAACCAACAGACATTAGAGAAGCATGGAGGATACAACGGACTTGCTTGATTGTGGGACGCCGTGTTATCGGGAAGGCGCTTGTGGGCAGCACAGTCAACCCGATGGACAAAGGAGGTCAGGAATACAAAGAGCTTTGGAAAGATTCCGACCCACAAGAACGCAACAAAAACGGCAGGACAACCTCCGGATTGTACAGAATCTTTATTCCGGCTTACGAAGCCTTAGAGGGATTCTTCGACAAGTACGGGAAGCCAATCATCGAGACTCCGGGACAGGAGGTGGAGACGCTGGACGGGGAAACCGTAGAGATAGGCGCAAAGGAGTTTCTAAAAAACGAAAGGGAGGCTCTCAGGCATGATGCCCGGGAGATGAATGAGATTGTTCGTCAGTTCCCCTTCACCACAGACGAAGCGTTCCGAGATAGCGTCGAGGGCTCTCTGTTCAACATCGGAAAGATTTATGAGCAGATTGACCACAACGAGAACATGTACCCAGACCCCGTGGTGCGTGGAAACTTTACATGGAAAGGAGGCGTAAGGGACGGAGAGGTTGTGTTTGTTCCAAGCTCTGAGGGCAGGTGGTTCGTATCATGGATGCCTCCTGCAGACCTCAGGAACCTCAAGGTTTCCGAACGGGGCAAACGCATTGCGCCAAACAAACTCATTGGCTGTGGTGGTGTTGACTCTTACGACATCGACGCCACTACGGACGGGAGGGGCTCTAAGGGAGCGTGTCACATCTACAACAAATTCAACATGCGGGCCCCCTCTAACATGTTCGTTGCAGAGTACTGCTCCCGCCCTCCTATGGCAAAAATCTTCTACGAAGACATCCTGATGGCGGCTGTGTTCTACGGCTACCCGCTCCTCGTGGAGAACAATAAGTACGGCATCGTAAGATACTTTGAATCAAGAGGTTATGATGGCTACTTATTGGATAGACCGCAACACCTGACTACCGCAGGTTCTGTTGCAACCAAAACGAAAGGCATCCCGTCTAACTCACAGGATGTCATCCACACACATGCACAAGCGATTGAAGACTACATACACAACCATGTGGGAATCAATGAGAAAGGAGAGATTGGTAGGATGTATTTTAACCGCACACTTGAGGACTGGATTGGTTACCGTATCGACAACCGCACGAAGTTTGACTTGACCATTAGCGCAGGTCTTGCATTGCTCGCAGCGCAGACTGTTGTGCAAAAGAAAAAGCCAGCTGATTTTACAGGTAAGAAGTTCTTCCGCAAGTACACCTACACGCCCGGCGGGGTCTCCAAGCCCGCTAAGTGATTTTGTTTATATTTGCACATTGCCTGTAATACAGTAAGTAATGAAGGGTCACCATAAGCCAAAGTCGTATGCACAGTTCCCGGACCCAATGGCTCCGGCTTCCGTCAAAGCAAGCGAAGACTATGGCATTTCCTATGCTAAATCTATCGAGGCACAGTGGGGTGGTTTGGACGACTTTTCTACAGGCTTCGGTAAGCGCTTGGTAGAGTTCCAGCGCAACCGAGACTACGCCAACGGCACGCAGGATACCGCAGTCTACAAGCAGATTCTGAACAGCATGGACACCCAAGGCGGTGACGGAACGCTGCTGAACCTCGACTGGTCACCTGTACCAATCATCCCTAAGTTTGTTAGGATTGTAGTCAACAAGATTCTCTCTCGCAAGTTCCGCCCAAACGTGGAGGCCATCGACCCGATGTCGAAGGACGAGAAGGAAAAGAAGAAGGTTCTGGCCAAGTTTGCTATTGAAGAAAGAGAGGTTATCGAGGAGGCAAAGTCTCTCGGCCTGAAGACAGCGAGCGTCCCCGAGGGGTTGCCTGACAACTCAGAGGAGGCTGAAATTTACTTGGCTGATAGTATCAAGACCAGTGCTGAGGTGGCAGCTCAACTTGCCACTAAGCTCACCCTCGACTGGAATGACTTTGATGACAACGTGTTCCGCCGCGCCGTGGAGGACCTCGTGGTCAACGGTATGGCTGTTGTCAAGAGGAGCAACGACCCTAGCTACGGAATCAAGACGGAGTATGTGGACCCAGCGCAGTTCATCCACTCCAGCACGGAAGACCCAAACTTCTCTGACATCGTCTACGCAGGCCACGTCAAGCGTGTGTCGATTCAGGACCTGAAGCGCATGGCGGGTACAGACATCCCGGAGGAGGAGTACCAGAAGATTGCTAAGTCT